GAGTCTCACGCGTTTAGGGACGAGAGCAAACAGGCGCTGTTTAATTTAACTAAGATATACCAACAGATAGACTACAACGACTCAATGATTCAGGATCACTACCTGACAAGGGGTTCGTTTCAATGGAAGGACGGGATAAAGGATACGTCCGTGATATTCTCGCCGGACAAGCGAGGAAGATTTCTAATAAGTTGGGCACCAAAGGCACACCAACAAAACAACTGCGTGACAAGGAACGGTATTAAGTATCCGGGCAACGAACACCTAGGGTCTTTTGGCTGTGACTCGTATGACATATCCGCCGTTGTTGGAGGGCGTGGGTCGAACGGTTCTCTACACGGGATGACTAAGTTCCATATGGACGAGGCTCCTGTGAACCAATTCTTTTTGGAATACATTGCAAGGCCTCAGACTGCCGAGATATTCTTCGAAGAGGTTCTAATGGCCTGCGTGTTTTATGGCATGCCTATCCTGATCGAGAACAATAAGCCTAGGTTACTGTACCACTTTAAGAACAGGGGATACAGGGGGTTCTGTATGAACAGGCCCGATAAACCGTTTGCGAACCTATCGAAGACGGAGAGGGAGTTGGGTGGTATACCTAACAGTTCTGAGGATATACGTCAGTCACACGCGTCCGCCATAGAGTCTTACATAGAGAAGTTTGTGGGTATGGATATGACCGGCACGTACAGGGACTGCGACGAGATGGGAACGATGCCGTTCACTAATACGTTAGAGGATTGGGCAAAGTTCGATATAAACGATAGGACTAAGTTTGACGCGTCTATAAGTTCAGGTTTAGTTATCATGGCCAATCAGAAGCATTTATATATGCCTGAGAAGAAACAATCAAAAATAAGTATTAACTTTGCGAGATACTCTAACGAAGGAAAAACAAGCCAATTGATTCGATGAAAAAAAATGATATAAAAATAGATATAACCTCAACAGTATTCCCAAGTCAGTTAGCCACAGACGCAGAGAAGGCGGCCGATAGTTTTGGACTACAGGTTGGGCAAGCTATACAGTACGAGTGGTTTAGAAAGGACGGTACTTCGTGTAGGTATTACAACCAATGGAAAGACTTTCACAGGCTTAGGTTGTACGCTAGGGGTGAACAATCTGTCGCCAAGTATAAGAATGAGTTGGCTATAGATGGAGACCTTTCGTATCTAAACTTAGATTGGACGCCGGTGCCTATCCTTCCAAAGTTTGTTGACATTGTCGTGAACGGCATGTCGGACAGGTTGTTCAAGGTTAAGGCATACGCACAGGATGCGATGTCTCAAGAAAATAGGAGCTCTCATCAGGAGATGATTCAGACTCAGATGATAGGTAAGCCGTTACTAGAAAAGATTCAAGAGTCTACAGGCGTCGATCCGTTTGTTATGGATCCAAACGAACTACCTGAGAACGACGAGGAGATGCAGTTGTATATGCAGCTGAAGTATAAGCCCGCCATTGAGATCGCCGAGGAGGAAGCGATAAACACCATATTTGACGAGAACCACTACCAAGACACGAGGAAGAGGATGGACTACGACATGACCGTTATTGGGATTGGCGTAGCGAAGCATGAGTTCTTACCGGGTTCGGGTATACAGATATCGTACGTTGACCCTGCCAATGTAGTGTACAGCTACACAGAAGATCCGTTCTTTAAGGACTGTTTTTATTGGGGTGAGATCAAGACGCTGCCAATGACGGAACTAATGAAGATCGATCAAAGCTTAACTAAGGAGGACCTACAAGAAATATCTCAGTACAGTCAGGGGTGGTACGACTACTACAACGTGGCTCGATTCTATGAGAACAGTATGTTCTACCGGGACACGTGTACGTTACTGTACTTTAACTACAAGACCACCAAGAAGATTGTATACAAGAAAAAAAATCTAGACAATGGGAACTCTAGGGTGATAGAGAAGAACGACAGCTTTAATCCGCCCAAGGATATGATGGAGGAGGGTAACTTTGAAAAGGTTGAGAAGACTATCGATGTTTGGTACGAGGGTATTATGGTGATGGGTACAAATATCTTATTGAAGTGGAGCCTGTCAGAGAACATGGTAAGGCCTAAGTCTGCGTCTCAGCATGCGCTTCCAAACTACGTAGCATGCGCGCCTCGTATGTACAAGGGCGTTATAGAGTCGTTGGTTAGAAGGATGGTTCCGTTTGCCGACTTGATTCAGATAACCCACTTGAAGTTGCAGCAGGTTATTGCAAGGGTGGTACCTGACGGTGTGTTTATCGACGCCGACGGTCTTAATGAGGTCGACCTAGGCACAGGCAATGCGTATAACCCTGAGGATGCGTTGAGGTTGTACTTCCAAACCGGTAGTGTAATCGGTAGGAGCTACACAGGCGACGGGGAGTTTAACAACGCTAGGGTGCCGATCACTCAGCTTACATCTAACTCAGGCGCAAGTAAGACTCAGATGTTGATAACGAACTACAACCATTACATGGACATGATCAGATCTGTGACGGGGCTTAACGAGGCGAGAGACGGATCTAATCCGGATCCAAACTCACTAGTTGGTCTACAGAAGTTGGCGGCGCTGAACTCGAACACGGCGACTCGACATATATTGGAGGCAGGCCTTTACTTATACAGGTCGTTAGCTGAGGCTTTAACCTACAGGGTAGCGGACATATTAGAGTACGCCGAGTTTAGGGACGAGTTCGTTAACAAGATAGGCAAGTATAACGTGGCTATACTAGACAAGATCTCCGACTTGTATATATACGACTTTGGTATATTTATAGAGATATCTCCCGATGAGGAGCAGAAGGCGCAGCTTGAGGCTAACATTCAGATGGCGTTGTCCAAGGGTGACATAAACCTAGAGGACGCGATTGACATCAGGGAGATTAAAAACATAAAGCTAGCCAATCAGTTACTGAAGATGAAGCGTATCAAGAAAGAGAAGCGTGAGGAGCAGATGGCTATGCAGAAACAGGCGATGATCGCCCAACAGCAACTTAAGTCTCAGGAGATGGCAGGGCAGACCGCTATGCAGAAGCTACAGGGTGAGGCTCAGATGAAGTCTCAGTTAACTCAAATGGAGGTTGCCGGTAAGATGCAACTCATGGAGAAGGAGGCAGAGCTGAAGGAAAGGTTGATGGCTACCGAGTTTAATTATAATATGCAGCTATCCGGGATGGACCACACCTCGTTACAGAACAGGGAGAAGGAGAGGGAGGCCGCAAAGGCGAAGCGTATTAGTCAGCAGAACACGGAGCAGTCTAAGCTGATCACGCAGAGAAAAAATAACTTAGCACCTCAAAACTTTGAGTCTAACGAAGATAGCTTGGATGGATTTGACTTAGCTGAATTTAATACAAGGTAACTTGTTATTTAAAAAATACGTATATTTGTAACCTAAATTTAATTAAATGGAACTTAAAGTAAGAGCATTAGACACAGCAGAACCAAAGAGTGTTCAAGAGACAGAGGCAGAATTGTTAGCAAAACATGAGGCCGAGCAAAAAGAGTTGGACGATAAAGACAAAGGAGGAGATGATGATGATAATGGCACACCTAAGGATGAGCCCATTGAATTGAAGGAGGAAGACGTTCTTAAATATATTGGTAAGAGATACAATAAACAGATTAATTCGTTCGACGAACTAATCTCAGAAAGAAAGGAGGCTGTCGACATGCCCGAAGATGTTGCGGCATATATGAAATTTAAGCAAGAAACCGGGCGAGGGTTTGAGGACTTCATAAAGTTAAACAAGGATTACGGCACTATGGACGCAGACCTATTACTTAAGGAGTATTTATCCGCCACGCAGGAGGGTCTTGACGAGGACGATATCGAGTCGATGATGGACGACTATAAGTTCGACGAAGACATTGACGACGAGTCAAAAATAAAGAAGGTTAAGATTGCCAAGAAGAAGGCTGTCGCTGAGGCTAAAAAATTCTTCACAGAACAACAGGGTAAGTATAAGATTCCGCTTGAGTCAAGAACGGCGTCGTTACCTGAAGGTGAAAAGGAAGAGTACGAAAGCTATAAGCAGTACACCAAACAGGCGAAGACTATAGAAGAGGAGAACAATCGTAAAAGAAGTTGGTTTGACCAAAAGACGAATGACTTATTCGGTAAAGATTTCAAAGGTTTTGATTTCAATATCGACAACAAGAAGTTCACGTTTACTCCGGGAGAAGCTGCGGAACTAAAGAAGGCTCAGGCTACACCATCTAACTTCATTGCGAAGTTCTTGGATGAGAACGGGTTGATTAAAGACGCGGCGGGATACCACAGGTCATTAGCCATGGCTATGCATCCTGAGAAGTTTGCTAAGTTCTTTTACGAACAAGGCTTATCAGATGCGACAACTGATGTGATGCGAAAGACGAAGAACATTAACATGACTACGAATCGCGCACCTGAGGTTACTCGTGCTGATGGGATGCAAGTAAAGGCGGTTAACCCCGACTCCGGGAGGAGTTTAAAAATCCGAAGTGCAAAAAAATTACGAAACTAAAAAAAACTAAAAAAAGATGGCTATATTAAGCAACCCGACCTTCTCTTTGTCACCAAGTGCAGAGCAGGTCCCTTTATCAACAAACTACATTACTAACTTTGATTTCTTGAATCAGTATCTACCCGATACTTACGAGAAGGAATTTGAAAGATACGGCAATAGAACCGTGGCTTCATTCTTGAGAATGGTGGGCGCAGAGATGCCGTCAAACTCAGACATGATTAAATGGGCTGAACAAGGTCGTTTGCATACTAAGTATGTGAATTGTGCTACGAGTGCGGCTGCCGGTTCAGACTCTGCTACCATCACGGTAACGGACGCGACCACTACCTACCTTGCCATCCGTGCAGGTCAAACTGTTTTCATGTCTGATAACGCAACAGGGCTATCGAACAAGGGGATTGTAACGAGTGTCAATACAACCGCAAAGACTTTTGTTGTTGCCTTCTACGAAGCAGCAGGTCAAGCTTTTGCTATCTCAGCAACGGTATCTGTTTGGATCTACGGATCAGAATTTAAGAAGGGTACAGTTGGTATGGTTGGTTCATTGGAAGCGGAAGACACAATCCAATCTAACAGCCCGATCATCATCAAGGACAAGTACGCGGTTAACGGTTCTGACATGGCTCAAATCGGTTGGGTAGAGGTTACAACTGAGAACGGAGCGACAGGGTACCTATGGTACTTAAAGTCAGAGCACGAGACTCGTCTTCGTTTTGAAGACTATTTAGAGACTGCCATGATCGAAGCCGTTCCTGCTGCTGTGGGTTCAGGTGCTGCCGATCCTGCGCTTAACCCGAACTTTGGTAACAAAGGTTCTGAGGGGGTATTCTACGTAGTAAACAGCCGAGGTAACGTGTGGGGCGGAGGTAATCCAACCACATTAGCTGATTGGGATACGATCATCTCTCGATTAGATAAGCAAGGTTCAATCGAAGAAAACGTAATCTTCGTTAATCGTGACTTCGGTTTCGATATCGATGATATGTTAGCTGCGTTGAACGGCTACTCTACATCAGGTGCGTCTAACGCTGCATCATTTGGTTTGTTTGACAACGACGTTGAGATGGCGTTAAACTTAGGCTTCAGTGGTTTCCGTAGAGGCTATGACTTCTACAGAACTGATTGGAAGTACTTGAACGATCCTACCATGAGAGGTAACTTACCTACAGGTGCATCTGCTGCGGGTACAGTAACAGGCTTGCTTGTTCCTGCGGGTTCTACCTCAGTGTACGACCAAGTAATGGGAAAGAACGCTAAGCGTCCATTCTTACACGTGAGATACAGAGCGTCTGAAGCTGAAGACAGAAGATACAAAACTTGGATTACAGGTTCTGCCGGTGGCGCTGCTACTAGCGACTTGGATGCAATGGAGGTAAACTTCTTATCTGAAAGATGTGTGTGTACCTTAGGTGCTAACAACTTCGTATTGTTCCGTTACGGATCATAATACTATACAACTTGGGGGTGTCCTAGTGACACTCCCATTTTTTTTATTTAAAATTAAAATCATATCAAATGGCAAAAACAATAACCCCTATAGACAAGATCTATAAGCTGACAAACGACGCAGCACCAATATCATTCACGTTACCGTCTAGGAACACAAGAAGGTTTCCTTTACTGTGGTTCGACGAGGCAAACAATGAGAATAGAGCACTAAGATACGCGACCAATCAGAAGTCTCCATTCGAAGACGAGCAGGATGGTAACGCATTACTTGAGCCGATTATCTTTGAGAATGGTTTCCTTATGGTCCCAAAAAATAATCCCGTACTACAGAAGTTCTTGCACTACCACCCGTTAAACGGAAGAAGTTTTGTTGAGGTTGACAAGGAGAAAGACGCAGAACAAATTGTGGTTGAGCTTAACACTGAGGCGGATGCATTGATCGAGGCGAGACAGTTATCTGTCGACCAAGTGGAGACGATCTACCGAGTATTGTTCGGTAAGAATCCTACGACGACAACGACGGCTGAGTTAAGAAGAGACATCATGGTGTTTGCAAAAAGAGAACCTAAGCAGTTCTTGAACATGGTGTCAGACCCGGAACTAAAGTTTAACTCTAGGGTACACATATTCTTCGAGAATAAGTTATTGGCCTTGAGGAACAACAACAAGGAGGTTTGGTTTACGACCCCTACAAACAAAAAGAAAATGATATCGATACCTTTCGGAGAGGACGCACACGTTGCCGTAGCGCACTATCTAAAGAGCGACGATGGCTTGGACTCACTTAAAATGTTAGAGGCCTGCTTGTAGTAGCGGTATTGATTAAATAATAATAAACATAGGGGACACATATTGTGTCCTCTTTTTTTTATATCTTTGTAGAAATTTCAAAGATGATAAACTCGGTTAGAAATACTGTATTGTCTGTGCTCAACAAGAACAACTACGGATATATTTCTCCCTCTGATTTTAACCTGTATTCAAAGCAGGCTCAGATGGAAATATATGACGAGTACTACAGTAACTATAATAAGATTATAAATGCGGAGAATGCACGGGTGTCGGGTACGGATTACGCTAACATACGCAAGACTATATCTGAGGTGTTAGAAACATTTTTGGTGACAAACTTTTTATCACCGTTGACACTAACGTCGGGTACGCCGACCAATCAGTTCTTTAACCCCTCTCTTATAACAACGGGTGATGAGGCCTATACAATAAACAAGATCAACTGTCATACTACCGTGCTTGCTACAGGGACTAATACATCAGTCACCGTGGATGAGCTGACCGACTCTGCTGCCAACTTCATTACGTCTAACGTAAGTATTGGGGATATTGTAGTTAACAAGACGACGGTAAAAGCTACGACGGTTGTCGCCGTGATTGACGCGAACAACTTGCTGTTAGAGGACGACTTTTTCTTGGCTACGCCGGAGGATTATATTATATACTCGTCGGTTGCACGCGAGGCTGAGAAGGTTACTAGTGGTAAGATAACACTACTAAACAACTCTTTACTTACGGCGCCGTCTAATACATACCCGGCGTATACGTCTGTCTCTAATAAGATAATTGTTTACCCAACGACGATCAATACCATTGGTCAGCTACAGGCTACCTACTTCAGGTACCCTAGGGATCCTAAGTGGACGTATGTAACCATCTTGGGTGGAGAGCCTTCGTTCGATCAAACACAACCCGACTACCAAGACTTTGAGTTACCTAACGAGGACGAGTATAAGTTGGTGATGAAGATACTTCAGTACTGCGGGTTGTCTATACGCGAGGCGGAAGTTGTTCAGTATGCATTGGGACAAGAGCAGCACGAGCAGCCTACATTTAGTCAGAAACAATAATAAAATTATAAGAGATGGCGTACTTATCGCAATATCAATACTACGAGAACGATGGCAATATACCTGAGGATGCAAATTGGGGTTCGTATCAGTATGTAAGTTTATTTGACATAGTGAACAACTTCTTACTAATGTACTCGGGCAACCACTCGTTGGTAAACAACGAGGAGAGGTTTAAGATCCTGTTCCACGCCAAGCGTGCTATACAGGAGTTGAACTACGACGCGTTCAAAGAAATAAAAATATTAGAGCTTAGTGTTGGGGATAACTTAAAGTATATCCTTCCTTCTGACTACGTCAATTGGGTTAGGATATCTATGTATAAGGACGGGTTACTCAGACCGCTGAGTGAGAACATTCAGACGCTATCGTCTAGGGCCTACCTACAGGATAACAACGCAAGGATATTGTTTGATATCGATGGCAACCCATTGCAGCCGGAAAACTCGACCATTGACTACGATAGAATTAACGGCCTCAAGAAGACTATCTATCTGAACCCGGGCAATCAGTTTGACGGACAGTATGGTTACAACGTGGACGGCAATTGGTACTTTGACTACGGCATTGGTACTAGGTATGGCCTAGAGACGGAGACCGCCAATAGGAACCCTACGTTTAATATCGATAGTAAGTCGGGAGTGATTAACTTTGACTCGGGTATGTCGGGTCAGCTGTGTATCTTAGAATACGTCTCTGACGGCATGGAGGGTGGGGATAACTCGTTGATAACTGTGAATAAGTTGTTTGAGAAGTATGTGTACGCGTACATACAGTACGAGATACTGAACTCTAAGCTTGGCGTGCAGGAGTACATTATAAACCGAGCGAGAAAAGAAAGGACGGCGCTACTGAGAAACGCGAAGATAAGAATAAGTAATATTCATCCCGGCAGGTTGCTTATGAACCTGAGGGGTATGGACAAGATAATTAAATAGTATGGCAAACTTTACAAGGAACTTTATAGGGGGTAGGATGAATAAGGTTATGGACGAACGTGTTGTCCCTAACGGCGAGTATATCGACGCGCTTAATATTCGAATGGGCTCTACTGAGAACTCCGAGGTTGGCGTCATCGAGAATACTAAGGGGAACGTGGCTTTGAGTGCGTTGACTTACTACGACGGTACGCCACTGAGCGCAGACGCTCGTTGTATCGGTGCCATAGAGGACAGCGCTAGGGAGACGATATATTGGTTTGTGCACGACAAGAGTTTTACTGCAAGCCCCACGGGTAAGTTAGACATGATCGTGTCGATAAATATATTTTCGAATATATTGACCTACCATATTATAAGCGCAAAGGATCCGGATAGCTCGATAAACACTACGCTAAACTTTAATGATAAGTATTTAATAACAGGCGTAAACATCATAGGGGACCTGTTGTTTTTTACAGACGACTATAACGCGCCTAGGTTTATAAACGTAACTAGGAGTTACAACGTACCGTTTCCTATTACGTATGATGACCGATTTAGTGCGGAGTCTATCTTGGTGATCAAGAGGCCACCTACTGAATCACCGTCTATATTGCCTGTGGTTACAAGTAGTCAGGACAACTACTTGGAGGAGAGGTTTATTTGTTTTGCCTATCGATATAAATATATTGACGGGGAGTACTCAGCCATATCTCAGTGGTCTGCTCCTACATTTGTAGCACAGGGGTTTAACTTTAGCGTGGATAGCTTCTTGAACGAGGGTATGATTAACGGGTGTAACGCTTGCGATGTAACCTTTTGGACGGGAGGAGAGTTGGTGGTGGGTGTAGACTTGCTATTTAAGGCGGCAGATAGTAACCTAATAAAGGTTATAGACAAGTTTGACAACCTAGCACCAAACACTAACTTTACGTATAGGTTTGTGAACAGTAAGATATTCACCGTACTTCCCTTGTCCGAGATACTTAGGTTGTACGACAACGTGCCTAGGTTTGCTAAGGCTCAGACGATAATGGGCAACAGGTTGATGTACGGGAACTACGTGGAGGGGTACGACTTGATAGACAAGAACGGATACCCAACACAGCTTGACTACACTGTGAATCTATTGTCTACACAAATAGGATTGAGCGATGTGTCGTCCATTACATCTACGGGTGGGTATAATATAAACGGCCCTCATACAGTTCCTAACTCTACACTTGTCATAGACTTGGGAGGGGTAACGCTATCAGAGGGTGGATACCTATCTGTAGACATGACCATAAGACACAACTCGTTTACGGGCAGTGGTACACCGTCTGCTACGACTAGCGACATTAATC